ACTCGGAAGAGTTTAGACTTCATATGGTAAAAATGGCTGATATTTTCAATATCATCAATGAAATGGACTTAGAATCATTCATAGTAACGTGCCAGAAGTATGAGCAGATACAAGGGATTCGTGATGAATCCATTTGGTCAAATTTCAGCGGATTGATGATGCAATGGTCTGAGTTTGCAGCCGCCTTACGCTCCGCCGGTGTGGAATACAAAGAGTTTCAACGCAGTCGCACAATATAGACTTTTTCAATTCGATAGCCTAATCTGGGTTTATGCCTGACAAGCTAAAGTGCTCACCGGGGAGACACAAATGGATAGTAAGAACTAATCCAAAATGGACTTCTCTAAAATGCGTAACTTGTGGGTTCGTCACTACAGGATATTTACCAGATGACTACAATCGAATATCTCGTTGATAATATAACTTCAATTGTCGTGCCTGATAAGATTCAGGACGGCATCGTGTTTTCTCGCGGTATTGACAAATGGGAACGCGGAGAGAATGAGCGCGCAGATGAATACGCCGCGTTCTTGATATACAGAGACCTCGGGGCATTGCAGCGTTCAATTTACGCAGCTCAGGCTGTGGTCGGCGAAGAGAAGTTTCCTAATCTCACGGCAGTAGCATCAAGGAACCGCTGGAAGACTCGCGCCGAGTTGTGGGATGACGAATTAGTTCGGCTAAAGGCCGTGGCAAATGAGCGCGCTTTAATCGAGATGGGCGCGAGGCACGCTACTCAGATTCAATCCGCAGCAGAAGTTTTGATGATTCCCGTAAATGCCGCAATGAAACGTCTTGAAGAAGATCCTGAGATTTTTGGGCGAATGGTTGGAATGGACACCGAGCAATTACTTAATTTGATGATTAAATCAATCAATGCTCTCCCCGGTGTTATCAAGACCGAACGACTCATTAACGGCCAAGCTACTTCCGAGATAAGTGCTACTTCAAAGACAACTTCACTTATTTTGAGCGGCAAACTCTCTGAATTGAGTGATGAACAGCTTGAGGTTCTTGAAGGCGTATTCTCTCCAGTCGAAGATGATGACTAATGCCAGCCACAGCTATCCCGTGGACAGGAAATCAAGTTAAGCTCGAAATAGATAGACGAGCTTGCAAGAATTCATTTCGACACTTTCTTAAATTCTGGAGATTTAAGAACAGAGAGACCGGAGAAATCCTTTCATTCGGCGATGCTCTTTGGCCGGGACAAGATGGGCTTGTTTCTATCATGGAGAAAGAAAAATGGATCATCGCGTTAAAGGCCGGGAAACTTGGGTTTACAGAACTTGAATGCGCCTTTGATGCTTGGGTAGCTCTTTTTGGACAAGATAACAGTCGTGTTCACCTTTTCTCTAAAGATCTTAGTGCTTCCCGAGAATTGTTGAAGTATATCCAATTTGGCTTGTCGAAACTCCCGCCCGAGTGGCAGATAGAGATACTATCAGATAAAGCTGGCGGACAAACTGCTACATCATTGATATTCAGAGCGCACTGGATGAATACAGACGATGAACGAAACATTGTTTCGTATGCCTCTACTGGCAACATTGCCATCGACGTATCCGCACAGCATAATCACGTAGATGAATTAGCACATATGCAAGATTCGGAAGGCGTGTGGAACTCAATTGAAACCACAGTCTCTCCCGGCGGCAGTTGCCATATTATCTCGCGCGGGGCTGGCCCCGGTTATATGTCGAAATTATGGGATAAAGCTGTACGCGGAACGAGTAAACTTAGTGCGTACTTTGCTCGCTGGGATGCTCGACCAGATAGAGATGCACAATGGCGCTTAGATCATGCTGGTACTCTTTCTGATTTGGGACTTTCTTATTTTGCCCCTGAAACGCCAGAAGATGCGCTACGAGGCGAAGGCACTTCCATCTATATTCCTATGGAGAGATGGGATACTCTTTATGAGCTTTTCCCTGATTTAGATGATAGGACTCCTCTTGTCATGGGAGTAGACGCTGCTGTTACCGGAGATATGTTCGGTATTTCCATAGTTTCTCGACATCCAGTTCGTCATAGTGATGTTTCAATCAGAATGGTGAAGTATTGGCGGCCTAGAGATTTTGCAAATAGACAGATTAACTTTGAGGAAGTAGATAAATGGGTTCGTTCATTTTGCCAAATGCACAATGTCGTACAGATTGCTTTTGATGTTTACCAGCTAGCTTCCCTCGCACAGGGATGGACTAGAGATAGGGTTTCATGGGTTAAGCAGTTCGACCAAGGCTCTGAGCGGCTTGTAGGCGACTCCCTGATGCATAAGCTGGCAATATCAGGTAACCTTACGCACAATGGCGACCTTGTACTAAGGGAGCATATAGATAACGCTGCTACTCGTTTACAAAAGGGCGAAGAGTCGAAAATGAGAATCATTAAAAAAGAAGATGATTTGAAAATTGACTTGGCAGTAGCGTCAGCTATGGCTTGCAAGAGAATTAGAGAATTGAATCTATAGGTGGTTCTAATGCCGAGTCCCGATGACATTGAACAACCGGGCTTTGCCGGTGAAAAAGTCTTTGATCCAATAACTGCTAGAGCTATCAATAGATCCGTTGATTCTCCTCAGCCAATGCAGAATACTGGATTTGGCGGCGGTGCCAGTAATCTGATGTATTTTGCTTCTTCATTTAATGATGGCATTCCTAGGTGGGGAACGAATGTTCAATTTCGTGACATAAAATTACGCGAGTTTATTTCAAGCGAAGCGTATGCAGCATCAGCCTTTGGCTCTATTGTAGCGAAATACGCATCGGCTGGATGGGAAATAACTGGCCCAAAAAGGACTCGTATTGCTGCCCATAAAATGCTGCACCAAGCAAACTGGGGAGCAGGCTGGGAGAATTTCGTCTCGAAGTTTGCATGGGATTATCTCACACAAGACAAAGGCGCATTTGTCGAGTTAATCCGTTCAAGAAATTCACCAGATGCTCCGGTTATAGCATTCCGCACACTAGATCCACAGAACTGCTGGCCTACTGGGAATCCAGATACTCCCGTTATCTTCTTCAATAGGATCACGGGGAAATACCACAAGATGCGATGGTGGCATGTGTGGCATCAACTAGAGCTGCCTGTTAATCATTATCTATATCCTGACATTCAGTTGTCAGCATTGTCTCGTTGTTTAGCTGGAGCGAAGGTCTTCAAAAACATTATGACATATGTTGAGGAAAAGACTGGCGGACGACACTCGCGGGCACTGCACGTTATATCTGGCGTAGGTAAGCAGGATATTGTTGATGCCCTTGCTCTACAACAAAATGAATCAGACAATCAGTTACTTACTCGATACATTCAACCATCAGTTATGACGATCCTTGACCCGCAGGCGCGCGCGAGTGTGGCAACGCTTGAATTCTCCGCACTACCTGAGAATTTTAATTTGAGTGAAAACTTGAAGGATTACTTCATGCTTCTTTCACTTGCTCTTTCCACGGACTACGGAGAATTGGCACCGCTTCCCGGTAAATCATTGGGTTCGGGCGCTCAATCTGAAATGATGGACAAGAAGTCTGAAAGAAAAGGTTCTGGTCTTTTCCGAAAGAATCTTGAGCATTTTATCAACTACATTGTTCTCCCTGAAAATGTACACTTTAATTTCGATCAGACGGATCTTGACGCTGAGCTTAAAGAAGCGGAGATTAAGAAGACTCGTGCCGAAGCGCGTAGCATTATGATTCTTAATCAAGAAGTAGATAGTGCTGGGGCAAGACAACTTGCACTTGACGAAGAAGATATGTCTCCTGAATTGTTTCTTGCAATGAATGAGCGGGATTTGACTGCTAATAATACGATTGGCGATGAATCACAAATGAATCCCAGCGAACCTACGGACGGCCCCGGTTCGGCTACTCCTAGGGCACCCGCCGCGCCTACTGGCAACGGGACTAATAAGACTGACTTCCCGCGCCGATTGCAAACGAATGTTCCGCGCGGCATGACACGGAATAAGCCAATGAATCCTATGGCAATGAATGAAGGTAAAATTACTGACTCAGCGAAGATACGATAATGCCAAATATTGTTACATTTCGAGCCATAAATAAGAAACCGCATATTGGCGCTAGTTCAGCATCAATTAAAGACCTAGAGAAGGTGATAAATAAATTTGCCAATTCTGTTATAGCAGAGGCGAAAAAGTATCCACCAAAAGCGCCAGATCAAAAATATAGAAGAACTGGTAACTTATCTCGCGCTTGGCGCACAACTCGCGGATATTCATCTGGTAATTTTTATACACTTAAAATCGTGAATGACGTTGAAGGAAAGGATGGTCCATATGCCAGTGCAGTACAAGGATTGATAACTGCTTCTATGTGGAAGAGGCAGTATCTTATATTTGCCAGTAGGGGTTGGCGGTCTATCGAAACAATCATGGATGAAGAATTTTCCAAGGCACTGCCTGAAATGCGAAAATCGTTCAAATTGAGGTATGACAGAAGTTGACAACGCGCGCTGGATTTACGATGATTCATTTTGACCGAGAGAGCCGGTCGGCAGGTTCCTTGCGTGGAAACTAAAGAGCAAATTGATTCGATTGTAGAATCGCAAACTCAACTTGCATCTACTCTTGTAGAAAATGGCGCTGACACAAAAACAGCCTCATCATTTCTTACAAGTCTCTCTTCTATTATTCCGTTTTTATCCAAGAAGAATAAGACTCAGAACGGTGCACTTACAGCTATTAAACAGGCTGATGGGCGCTACCGCTGGGTTGCTGTCTACTCTGATACAACTTGGGATAGAGATAAGGAAAGATTTACATCAGAATCCCACAAGGATTTTGTTGACTGGGTAGATAAAACAAAGAATTTTCCTGATCTAAGAATCTGGCATATTCCCGGTACTGCATTCGGGAAATCAGATATGATCGATATGGACAGTAACGGCTACATGGTAGCAACTGGTCTTATTGAATCAGGAAAAGAATACGTTGTAGAAAATCTACAAAAGAGCGGTAAAGTCCTTGGCGTTAGTCACGGATTTTATTTCCCATCACTTATTAGAGGTGAGTATTCTAAGGGATATCGGACATTTGAAATTTCCGTTCTCCCTTGGGAAAAAGCTGCGAATGAGAATACCGGCTTCTTCGCCGGAGAGGAGACACCTATGCTTGCCCCTGAAAAGAAAGCGTTTATTGCTAACGCACTTGGTAGTGAATTTACTACTAAGCTAGAAGCAACTCTCGCCGAAGCCTCTTCAAAGGCGAAGGAAAAGGGTGTTTCTTTCAAAGAATTGATGGAGACAATTCAAAACAGTAATACTGCCAAAGAAATGTCTACTCAATCTGAGAAAGAAACTGAATCTACTTCGCAGAAAACAACCGATCTCTCTTCAGTCAAAGACCTTCTCGCTGAATTTATGAAAGAAGTCAAGACAACTCTGTCTGAATTCTCTGAACAGATTAAGGCAATTGAAGTTTCTGATGATGAGAAGATTTCAAAAGCAATGAGTCAGAAGGCTGGATTTAATCCAACTACTGATGAATCAACTCAGACCAATGCAAATGACAAGGATGTCAAAATTGCAAAGGCAGAAATGAGTAAGAAAGAAGGAACCACTGCGGATGGTTTTGAATATCCTGCTCACCTGAAAGAATACGGCGCACTTCTTGGTGCTTTGACCCCTAATGGAGGGAACTAAGTTGGACAGGGAAATTGGTCAGCTTTTCGCTCAATTAGGCGCAAAGATGCTAGGAGAAAAACACGATTCTGCCGGTACTCCGGCGACTACTGGGCTGCTTCATGGCCCCGGTGGATTGCTCACACTTCCGGGCATTGATCAGGATGTTTATTCTACCGTAATTGGTACTCGCCCCGGTTTGTTTAATCAACTTCCGGCAGTCCCGTCGGTATTTGAATATCCGCTTTTTGAAGTCATTACTGGTATCTATGGTGGTTCTGGCGCTGAACCAGATACTGTTTGTGATGACGCTCCTATTGGCGGCGTAATGAAGGCTGGGAAATATACTCTTCCTTTCGGAAAGTATCAGCGCCAGACGCGCGAAATTGATCTGCTTCGAGTTGGGCAGAGAAATAATCGCGCCGATCCCGTAGACATCCGGATGGTTAATCGTCCTATCGGCCAAGATCCATTTAGCCCAACGGCAGATGGAACAATGTCCGGTGATATTCTGATTAACGAGATGGATGCAGTAATGATGGAACGAGCTGTCGAATTCCATCGTCTTCTTTCTCGCCAGATTTGGAATGGAAACCCGGCCAATAACAATGGTGAAGCCTACAAGGAAATGACGGGACTTTCGTCTCTAATTGATGTGGGCTGGAAAGATGCCGAAACAGGGATTGCTCTGCCATCGCTTTATCCCGATGTGAAGAATTTCCAGTTTGGCAATGTTTCTACCACGGCGGGCGACGAACTTGTTCGCGTAATTACAATGATGGTTCATTATGTGAAAGACATTGCAATGCGAACAAGTCTTGACCCCGTAAGATGGGCCTTTGCTATGCGGCCTGAACTGTTCTATGAAATCACATCGCTATGGCCATGCGCTTATTTCACCAATCTTTGCGGATTTGATGCTGGCGGATCTAAGGTTCAAAATATCGATCTTGGTGACCAGATTCGTATGCGCGATGATATGCGCTCCAACCCTCATCTTCTGGTTGATGGGATGAAATTTGAAGTCGTTCTTGACGACGGTATCACTGAATATACGAATACGACTAAAGCCGGTGTTCCAAACACAGGATATTCGTCAGATATTTACCTAATTCCAATGAGTGTGATGGGCGGTCGTTCCGTTACATTCATGGAATACTTCCAATTCCAGAATCCTTCTGTAATGTCTGCACTTATTCCCGGCCTTACGCTCGCGCGTGCGGTTGCCGGTGGTGCATTCATGGAAACAGTGAAGCAGACGAATTGGTGCATTAAATTCCAGGCCGCAATTAAGCCTAGAATTGTAATGAGAACTCCGCAGCTTGCCGCGCGCCTACTGAATGTGGTCTATCAGCCTCTTCAACATCTGCGCGACCCGTATCCTGAATCGCCTTATTGGGTCAATGGTGGTGAGACTACTCGCTCCGGCCCTTCGTACTACAGACCTACCGTTTAATCTACTTCTCAATTCCAGTAAGAATTGGCCCGAAGAAATTCGGGCCTTTTCTTTTGTCCGCGAGAATGCGAGAATGCGAGCGGAGGTAGAGAGCTAATGTTAACTGGGAAGGTGTTTATAACCGGGGGTGCGGGCTATTTGGCCCGAGCGATTTACAGACGAGCGCGACAAGAGAAGTGGGAATGTGAATTTACCTGCTTCTCGACAGATGATTCCAAACATGCTTTTCTGAATGAAATATACCCAGAAGTTAAATGCTATCGCGGAGATATTTCAGATACGCCAATCGACATTCTTTCGTCTTTAATGGCCGATCATAAATATGTAATTCATGCGGCTGCAATTAAGTACGTTGATAGAGCTGAATTCAATGTCTGGGATACAGTGCGTGTAAATATAAAGGGCAGTGAGAATGTTATTCTCGCAGCGCACGCCGCTGGCGTAGAGCGTGCAATAGGAATCTCAACTGACAAAGCATGTGAGCCAATCAATATTTATGGAATGACCAAGGCTACAATGGAACGCCTTTTCATTGAGTCTTCTGGAAGATTCAGGAATACAGAATTTTCAGTTGTTCGCTATGGTAATGTTGTAGCCTCAACTGGTTCTGTAATCACTCTTTTTCGCAAGCAGGAAAAAGAAGGAATCATTAAGATTACAGATCCTAATATGACAAGATTTTGGATGACTCCTGATGAAGCTGTTGATACTGTTCTTGCTGGTTTACTTATCTCTGAAAACGGTTCAATTCTCGTGCCTTCTTGTCGAGCAATGTCAATTATTGATGTGGCAAAAGCTGCGCTCACAGCAACTGGATCTAAGCTTGAAATCATTGGAAAACGTGCCGGAGAAAAAGTACATGAGAAACTGATTTATAAGCAGGAATCAGTTCGGTCAGAGATTGTCGTAACAGATAAGCTGAAACCCCCTTACGCTTTTTGGGAGATTTCTCAACCGCCTGCTGAAATTACATCACATGAATTTGAACTTTCTTCTGACAATCCAAAAGCTGGCCTTATTTCAATTGAAGAAATGCGAGACATTATCGCAGATTCAGAGACGATATAATGCAAGGATTAGGAGTAATTCTTCTTACATATGATCGTATGGACTATACAAAGACTACAATTAAATCATTTCTCAATAATATTAAAACCAAAGAGAAGATACATTTTCATATAGCAGATGATGGTAGCGGGACTGATTATGTAAATGAGTTAATTGATTATGTTGGAGATTTTGGCATTAAGGCAACTTCTTCTAATTCTAATCGTGGTGGATACGGCGCAAATTACAATATGGCTACCCAAGTCATTCACTATGATTGCGACCTCGTATTTGTCCTTGAAGATGATTGGGAATTAAGAAGGGAATTTAACTTAGATCAATACTGTAAAGTAATTAGGGAAAATAAAGGAATAGATGCTATTCGATTTGGGTACATAGGATATACACAAGAATTGAAAGCCAAATTTGTATCTTCCCATGGTGAGCAATTTCTTCTTTTAGATCCTGATTCCCCTGAGCCTCATATTTTCGCCGGGCATCCACGATTAGAATCGGTTAAGTACCAGAGAGAAGTCGGGGAATGGCCTTTAAATGTTGACCCCGGCACAACTGAATTTATGGTAGCGCATATCCCGCGATCAAGACGCGGAGTAGCTTGGCCGATTGATTTAGTACATCCACGCGGGGATTTGTTTTATCATATTGGCACAATTCAAGCGCGAAGTGACCAGAAGTGAAAGTGTTTTTACAACCACGCGCATACGGTGTAGATGATGGACAAGGCGGAATTCGCCGAGTAGTTGAAGGGCAACAAGATTTTCTGCCGAAATACGGAGTTCAATTAGTTGATAAGATTGACGATGCAGATATTGTTGCATGTCATATTTCCATTCCTCCAGAATTTCTTAAGAGATTTCCTGAGAAGATTTTTGTAGCTCATTGTCATGGTCTTTATTGGCGTGAATATGAATGGGAAAAATGGACTCAAATTTCTAATAGAGAGGTAATGGAGTCTCTTAGGGTTGCCGATGTAATCACGGCACCTTCTCACTGGGTTGCCAGCGTAATTCGCCGCCATACCTCCCGTCCCGTTTATGCGGTGCCACACGGAGTCAGATTCTCAGACTGGAATACGGTAGAGAATAAGGGTTATGTCCTTTGGGATAAGACGCGCCCAGACCCGGTGTGCGATCCTCACTTAATGCAGGAAGTCGCGGCGCTTCTCCCTGATGTTCATTTCGTTTCTACTTTCGGAGAACCGAAGAAGAATGTTTCTATTGTTGGACATCAAACATTTGCTGAATCTCAGAAATTAACAAGCGAGGCAGCTGTATATCTTGCTACCAGTAGAGAGACATTTGGAATTGCTACTATTCAAGCCCTTGCATGTGGCGTGCCAGTTGTTGCTTATAATTGGGGCGCACACCCCGAGATTCTTACGCATAAAGTTGATTCCTATCTTGCCAACATTGAAGATCCAAAAGATCTTGCTAAAGGTATTTTATGGGCATTAGAAAATCGAGCTATTATTAGTAAAGCCGCTCTTAAAACGGCACAACATTATACATGGGATAATGCCTGCAAAGAGTACGTAAGAATCTTTCAAGAAGCCATTGATAAAAAAGCTGCATACAAGGCGGCACCGCGTACCAGCATTATTGTCACTGCATACAAACTGGATCAATATCTGGAAGAATGTCTAGACTCTGTGCTTAAGCAGTTTGATACAAACTGGGAGTGCATTATTGTTGATGATGCCAGTCCAGATAAGTGCGGAGAGATTGCTGATAAATATGCTGCTAAAGACAGTAGGTTTAAGGTAATTCATAATGAAACAAACCAATATTTATCTGGAGCTAGAAATATTGGGATTCAGGCAGCACGCGGTAAATACATTTTGCCGTTGGATGCGGACGATAAACTTACGCCACATGCTGTCAGAATTCTATCAGAAAGCCTTGATTCCAATCGTTCTATTCACATCGCTTACGGTAATGTGTATTTTGTTGACGAAGACGGTCATCCTAATGATTATGGATCAACTCCGGGCCATTCACAATGGCCGGTTAATTTTTCATGGGAGAAGCAAATCTCAAGAATGAATCTTCTCCCGTATTGTAGCATGTTCCGTCGCGAAGTATGGGATTATACTGGCGGCTATAGAAAGCGCCTTAAGACTACGGAAGATGCTGATTTTTGGACAAGGGTATCTAGCTACGGATTCCGGCCTAAAATGGTTACAGAAGTAGATACTCTTATCTATCGTTGTAGAACTAATTCAATGAGCCAAACCGAAGGTCAATATGATTGGACAATTTGGTTTCCTTGGAGAAGGGAATTACAGAAAGCACCGGCGGGGTGTGTGTCGGAAACCCAGCTCTCTATACCGACATACATTCCGCCGGTACTTTCTGTAATTATTCCAGTCGGCCCGGGCCATGAAGAATTAGTAATGGATGCCATTGATTCTTGTGAAGCTCAGTCAATGCGACAATTTGAAACAATTGTCGTGAATGATTCTGGCAAGTCACTACACCTTCCTCAATGGGTACGATATTTCGAGGTAGAGAATGCGCCGCAAGGTGTGGCAAACGCTCGCAACATTGGTATTAGGGCAGCACACGGACTAAATATCCTACCACTGGACGCTGATGATATTCTACAGCCTAATGCTGTTAAGATATTCTATGAGTTTTCTCAAGTTAACCCAGGAGTTATTCTGTACTCAGATTTCTGGGAAGATCCAGATACAGAAGGTGCTTACAGAAGATTCTTTACTGATGACTATGAAGCCAGCCTGTTAGTTTCAAAAGGGGCCATAGCAACAGTTACGGCCTTAATCCCCCGAGAAGTATTTGAAAAAATCGGCCTTTATGATACAGATATGATTGCTTGGGAAGACTGGGCATTTATGCTTAAGGCAGCAGAGAACGGTTTCTGCTACGCCAGAATCCCCAAGCCATTATTTACATATCGTAAGCATACAGGGAGACGAGCTAAAGATAATTTTGAGAATAAAGACAAAAATAAGGAACAGATTTTAGCAAAGTTCGGTCATTTTTGGAACGGGAAGAAGAATATAATGGCTTGTAGTAAATGTGCACAGGGAAGAGCTAAGTCTCCAGATCCAATTGATGAAATGAATTTCAGGTCACAACAGAATATTTCTCCATCACTTGTTGGTGTTAAGGGAGAAATGATTCTCATAGAATATTCAACAGAACGCCTAGCTGATGCTCAGTTTCGTGGGCCTAGCAATCAGCGATATAATTTCGCTAACGGTGATAGGAAATATGTCCTAGCCCAAGATGCATCATTCTTTTTCTCGATGGATGGGTTTAAGGATGCTACTCCGTTGCCAGAAGAAGACGAAATTCGCCCAATTCTTGTATCCAGTAATCCATCGAAAATCAAATGATAGAACACATTTTAATCGCCGGGTTCGCCGGTTGGCGCGCGTCGCGGTTGCTGGTCTATGAGGCTGGCCCCGGTAATCTGTTCGGGCGCATCAGGGCCGCGTGTGGCGTCCCGGACGGCCCCGGGGAGATACGACCGCTCCCATTCCTTGGCCCGCTTGTTTCGTGTGTGCCTTGCGCGTCCGTGTGGCTCTCGGCGGCGGCATGGGGAATTGGCGCTTGGCTGGGTTGGATGCCAGTAGCTATCGCGGCTGCTTGTGGAGTAGCATTGATGCTAGAAATACACGTCAAGGAATAGACTATGGCTATTGCTTCAACTCCTACAAAATTATCACTCTCTCAATTTGCAAAGATTATGGGCCTTCATCCATTACATTTTGAGGGAGTATATGTCGCTGATCAATCTCATTGTGGCTCCGCATGGTTTCAATATGATTGGCAGAATTTCCAACGAGTTAGCCGTGAAACAATTGCACGCGCAATTATGGATGCGGAAAATCAGATAGAAGACTTTTTAGGATATAATCTTCTTCCTGACTGGACTATTGATGAACGAGTTCAAACAAGTAGACCATTTTATAAAGACCTTGTAAATTATGGCAATGGCAATATGCGAGGATATGGACAAACAATTAGACCAGTAAAAAATTGGTTTATTTCTGGTGGTATGCGAGAAGCAACTGTCATAAAATTATCTTCCATTATTACATGGACAGATCAGGATTCTGATGGGTATTTTGAAACCGGCACAGTATCTGCAATTACAACTGTAGAGGATGATTGTGAAGTTCGCGTGTTTTATCCAGCTAAGTCTGGAGATAATCTTTGGGAAATCAGGCCAGCCAGAATTTCGATTAGCGGAGGAACAGTTACCGTTACCTTTCGCCGAGAATTATGTGTACTTGAATCGATATTAGAAATGGTTCAAGACCCTGCCCAAAACGCATTTGCGGATGGATTGAATAATGCAGACTTTCTTACAACAGTTGATATTTATCAAGTAACAAATAATCCAGCCACTTCCGCTAATTTGCTATGGGAGCCTACTGGCAACTGTGGCTGTTCTGTAAATAATTCATGTGCCGAGTGTGCGTATCAAACACAAACTGCATGTTTAATTGCTAGAGATCCCAGGCTTTCAATTGTAACATACTCTCCGGCAGCATGGGATACTGTTACTAAGCAGTTTGATTTTCAATCATTATCCATAGGCCGCCAACCAGATCAATTAAGAACATGGTATTATTCTGGATATAAGTGGCAGCAATCAATTTGCCCAAATAAAGAAATAGATCCATTCTGGGCGCAAACTATTTCTTATTTTGCAGCATCAATGCTAGAGCGAAATCCTTGTGACTGCAATGGAGAATTCTTCGAGCAGTTTAGGGAAGATATGGCATTTGTTAATGGCGCAGATCAATTGAATAGATATGAGATTCGTCGAGCAGAATTGACAAATCCTTTTGGATCAAGACGTGGAGCATTGATGGCATGGATTCGTGTTAAGAATCGACAAATAGGAAAGGTTGGCGCTGGCGGCGCTGTGATAGTTTAATGAGGCAAGTTTTACATGTAGATCATTATGGCCGAAAAACTCTATATGCAATTCCTAATGATGCTCCAGATCACCATGCAACAATGGGAATTTTTATAGGGCCGCCATCTTTGGAAAAATTAAGTCTTCCTCTTGAAATCGAAGTGCGAATAAATAATGCCTTATTCGACAGGGGAATTATCACTCAACGCGACGTAGAGAGAAAGCCAAATGAAGTAAATTCTGCCATTCAGTCGGCCTTGAAGGTGGACGCGCAGAGAATAGCGGCGCTGTACTTTTAGGCGCTTCCCAAATCAGCGCGGGATAGCATATACTCCGCACAGAGAGCCATAGGAGAATGGTTTAGAAATGCCCGCTCGTACCGAGAAATTACTCAAAACAAGCTATTCAAGAGTCTTCACACAAGAAGGGGGAGCAGGCCCGAGCAATCCGCCAGTCTATCAAGGACTTGCACGGGCAACTGGCGTAGCTTGGCCGCAAGGAGATATCTCTCCTATTCGTGTGCCATCACGCGATAAGTATGATCGCTTTGATGTTGCTACTACTATTCAGGGACAACAGGGACTTCCTTCCTTGTCTCTTGAATTTAGAATGCAGCAGACTCTTTCTGATGTTCTTCGATTTGTCAAAAAGGGCTGCGAAATCGACGTTCATGTCCACATTGGAGCTTGCCAAAAGCCTGATGATTTTAACGGCGGATGGGCTGATGGAAAGGCGATTGTTCTTTCGCAAGCGCAACCTACGGACTATACCACAGACGACTTAGGCGCTCTTGATTCAGATCAGCGTGCAATCGTTATGGAGACTGTTCCATTTACTGGTCTTGATTACAATGAAATTGCTCCTATTAAGCCGGAGGAACAAGCAGCGTCAATTATTAGTGATGAAATCGTAGGTATTAAAATCTGCGATTCTATTGCGTGTGGCGAATGCGGACTTCCTTCCGATGGCTGCCAAGTAATTTTTGCACTTCAAGCCGAATCGTCCGGCTCTCCCGGTATCTCTGCTGCCGTACTCTATTCCGTAGATGGTGGTTCCAATTGGACAAAGAGTCTTGTGTCGTCTCTTCCGATTGGACAGGATGCAACTGCAATCGCCTGTGTTGGCACCAGACTTGTTGTTGTTTCTAATTCTGACTTGTCCTTGCATTGGGCCGACATTGCCGATGTCGTAGCCGGTGTGGGAGTATGGACGCGAGTAGCCACTGGATTTGTTGCATCAAAGGGGCCAAATTATATTTTCTCGGCTTCCGCTACCGAAACATGGATCGTAGGCAATGGCGGCTATGTCTACACGACTGCCGATCCGACTGCGGGCGTAGAAGTCCAGAGTTCTGGCGGCGCAACTGTCCAGAATCTTCTTTACATTCATGGTATCGACCAGAATTCACTCGTTGCCGTGGGCGTTTCTAACGCAGTTCTCGTTACCAGTAATGGCGGGGAAACTTGGTCTCTAGTTACTGGCCCGGATGCTGGCGTGCAATTGAATACAGTTGCGATGAAATCGTCTCAGGTATTCTTGATTGGCACTGATGCTGGTAAGATGTGGTATACACTTAACGGTGGCGACACATGGGTTGCAAAGGCATTCTCAGGGACGGGTTCTGGTAAAGTTAAGGATATTGTTTTTGCGAACAAGAATGTTGGCTATATGGCCCATTCTACGACCGCACCCGCTGGTCGAATGTTTCGAACGATTGATGGCGGATACTCTTGGTATCTTCTTCCTGAACAAGCCGGGGTGTCCTTCCCGACAATTGATCGCATCAATGCTATCGCTGCCTGTGAATCCGATGTAAATGTCGTATTCGGTGGTGGATTGAATGCCGATGGAGCCGATGGAGTAATCGTTAAAGTAGCATAGGAGTATGCCATGAATATGAGTCAGGATTTAGCTCTTCAGCATAAAGAGTTTTCCCGGCTAAAATATGATGGGCATAACCGACGTTCGATTCAATCTTCTATGAAGAAGATGCAACACCGTAGGTCTCGTAGGAGTTTTCAATCTAAGTTACGCCTATCAGTCTCGCTGTGGTAAGATGGCACCTAGCAAATTAGGGAGCTAGAAATGCCAACACCAATCGCACCAAAAAGAAGGCCGCGTGTCCAGAAAGAGGAACCGCGGCCTTCTGATTTTAATTCTCAATTAAATGAGATGATTAAAAACGGACAAAAAGAAGCTCAGGTTACCCTGACTAATGGAATCATTATTCAGACTAAGCCAATTTCTCAGGATGCTATTCGTAGGATTATTGATAGAGTTGATAAGCCTACAATTCCAGTAGTCTTTATAGACTCTAGGGATCGTGAAGAGGAAAATCCTAACGACCCTGACTATCTTGATGCGCTTGAAAAATATCATTCTGATATTTTGAATAAAGTATATGATGCTATGTTTATTCTTGGAACTTCTTGTGCATATGTTCCAGAAGACTACTACAAGCCTGAATCAGAAGAATGGGTTCAATTTCTTGGAGTAGCTGGCATAGAAATAAACAACGAGAATAAATTTACAAGGTATCGAGATTGGCTTAAGCTCTATGCATGTAGTTCTCAGTTCGATTATTTTCAACTAACTTCCGTACTTTATCGCAGAGTTGGTGTAATGGAAAAGGAAGTCATCGACGCGATAGGATTCTTTCGGAGTAGAGAGGATGGGGGAGCCATTGTCGAACTTCCAATTGAAGGGAATGAATTCGGGGATAACAATCAAGCCAATGATACCGGGGATAGTATCTGAACTTGAAGAACGAGACGCGGCGAAATTTAGTCTGATACCTTGGCCTGATTTTAAAGTTATGAATCGTCTTGAAAAGGCTGACGTAATCGCTTACTTCCGAATTCGCATGGAAATAGACGCTCATACAAATGACGAAATGACTAGGCGAAGAGAGCGAGAAGCGATAAGGGATCGCGCGAAGCAACGGCAATAGAGTAGACTGGCCACACTGGTGAAGAGAGCCGCCAGTGTGGTTTCTGATGGCGGGCACATCTGGCTTTGGTGACAGTATCCAAACCGTCGGCGTAAACATTGTAGCCACGGGCGGGGCAACATATACCCGACAAATCAATGCTGCGATCAATTCAACAAATCAACTTGCACAAGCTACTACTAAAGTTGGACAGGCTTCCGAGACAAGCACATTCAATATAGTCAAATTTAGTGCGGCAGTTGCCGGTATTTATACTGCCGGTCGCTTCGCTAGAAATATGATGATTCAAACAGTTGGAGCGGCGATTGCATTTGATGATGGTTTCACAGGGGTTCGCAGAACAGTCGATGGAACAACTGAACAACTTAATGAGCTTAAGCAAGGGTTTCGAGATTTAGCTAAAGAAATCCCACTTCCTGTTGGAGAACTTCTTAAAATTGGTGAAGCGGCTGGCGCGCTTGGCATTGCCAGAGAAGATGTTCTTGAATTCACCAAGACAGTTGCTATGCTTGGTGCCACTACAAACATTACAAGTGATGATGCCGCTAGATTCCTGGGAAAATTCTCTGCAATTGTAGGAGCAACTTCTAAAGATTTTGGCAGAATTGGCGCAGTAATGGTCGATCTTGGAAACAAGACGGCTGCCACGGAAACAGAGATTGCTAAACTTGCACTTAGAATAGCAGGTGCCGGTAGTGTTGTCGGCCTAACAAATGCAGACATTCTTGCTCTTTCTGCCAGCCTTGCTTCCGTAGGAGTATCCGCTGAAAAGGGCGGGTCAGCAGTATCTCGTATTCTTATTGCGATAGAGAGTGCGGCTCGTTCTGGCGGTGCTGAGGCTGCTAAATTCGCAGAAGTGCTTAAGCTTACTGTTGAACAATTTATTGCACTTCAACAGTCAGATCCCGGTGCAGTGCTTAATGAATTTTTTGCTGGCATTAAGCGGATAACTGATTCTGGTCAGAATACATTTGCCCTTCTTAAAGAACTTGGCCTGAATGAAATTCGCGTTAGAGATACCATTCTTCTTGCATCACAGGCGACAGGTCAATTTACTGAAAATCAAGCTATGGCAAATGACCAGTATAAAGCTGCGAATGCCTTGGTCGCAGAATTTGGTAAGAGAACCGAATCTCTTGCTTCGAAAATCCAGCTACTTAAAAATCGCGCCTTAGATGTTGGCATTACTTTCGGAACGGAACTTGCACCCGGCCTTATCAGTTCTGGAACGGGAATGGCGAATCTACTTGAACTGATTGTCCCGCTTGCCGGTGGGCTAGGAACAGTTGCATCTACTTTGCCGACGGTTATTACTGGATTTATATTACTTGGAACAGTAATTGGCGGAATAAAACTTGCCGCATTCATAGCACAGATTCTAGCAGTAACACAACAACTAATGATTAGTGGAATTGCAAGTCGAAGCGCGGCACTTGGCATGGCTACATTTACGAATGTTGGTACGGGTAGTGCTGCATTAAAAATGGGTCCAGTTATGCTTGGAATTGGTGCTGCTCTTATTGGGATTGATATTGCTACACAAAATATAACTGGTCACAGTCTTATTGACTGGTTTACCGGGGCGGCACAGGCGGCTAATAGGGCAACTGAGCAATTTAAGCAATTTGGAAGTAGTCAAGAAAATATTGAACGGTTAATGCGCGAAGGATTTACAGCAAGTGAAGCTGTAAGTTCTCAAGCAATTAAAAGCGCACAAGAATTAGTAGATGTATTATCTCAGTCAAAAGATTTAGATATAACACTTAGATTTGGATTTATTCCAGGTGTTATAAATAAACAAGCAGAAGATATTGAACTTCTTAAAAATAAGTTAATAGAACTTAAGCTTCCATATAAAGACTTACTTGCATTAACAGAAAAATATCCTGCTATTGCAGCTATAATGTCTTCTGAGCTTGAAAAGCAAAAGATTGCATTTGATGAAACAGGTAAAAAGGCAAAAGTATTTGCAGGCAATGTTAAATTATCTGGCGAAGATATAGGCAAAATATCTAAAAAATTCGGCGATCTTTTCGCTGATATTTTGCCAAATCTCAATAAGTCTACTGCTGATATTAAGAAGGAACTTGCTGCCCTTACTGAGGCATGGAGAAATGAAGCTGGAAATCAAGCATTTTTATCCGATCAACTTTCTAGGAAAAATATAAAGAATTTTGATCAAATTGTTGCAGCCATTGCTTCAAAAGGGCCAGAATATCTTGCTCAGTTTGTAGAGTGGTATTCAGAGCATCCAGATGAAGTTCTAGAACTATTTGGCGTTGCTGCTCCTAAAATTATGGATCAAGCAGTATCAGATATTACTGATTCAATGGCTAATCCTGATGTAGATGCGGCTGATGCGATGCATATTGGAATAACTGGACCAGCATTGAATCAGTTAATTATTGATGGCAATATAATGTCAGAAACGTCTAGGCAAATTGCAAATAATGTCATAAGTAATATCATGAATGCTAGGCGCGCTTTCGATGGTATTGCAATAGGAGCAGATGGAAATATAATTAGCACGGCAGGCAATTCTGGAAAATGGCAAGGTCCAATACAGCCAATAGATAAGTTAGAAAATAAACTTAATAGATATGGCGGCGGCGGCGGCGGCGGTAAAGCTGATAAACCAGACATCACCGCGATTCAGGCGTTTATTGCTCTCGCAGAAGATCGAATAAAACAAGCAGCATTAGAAGTAGTATTTAGTGAAGCTGGAGCCAAGGCAATTATGGCATTCAATAAGGCCATAACTACTGGATCTGAATCCGACGGTAAAGCTGCGTTTGATACTATCGTAGCTATTGTCGAAAAGGCGAAAGAGGATAACGTGCCCCACGCCTACGAAATGGGGCAAGCGATCATCGACGCTTTTATCCGGGCATATCAGGAAGGCACGCCAGAGGCTGCCAGCGCGTTCCACGACTCTGTTTATGCCCTGACAGGGGGTAGTGGTGCGGTAAGCGTAAATCAGGCGTTTGCGGACGCTCTGAAAGCCAACATATCGCACGACCTCCACGCCGAAGCCATGACTGAAATCGGGGCCAATCTGTGGGAACAATTAGCAGAAACAGTTAAGCATCCTACCCCTGAGAATGCAAAGGCTCTTGCTAACGGAGTAGATGAAATGATTGAGCAAGGTCGTAAATATAAAGTTCCTAATATTGAAGCGATTGGATTAGAATTAGGTGTCCTTGTTGGAAATGCGCTTGCTGAGGGATTTGACGGGCCAGCAACCGCTAAATTAAGAGAAGCCCTTATTCGTCTTGGGCAATCTACCAAAGCTAAGATGGCAGGAATTGGACAAATAACAGCGGCTACATTCACAGAGGCTTTTGAGATTGGAATGAAGCATGGAGACCTCGTTCGCCGTGTGGGTGGCAGTGGGGCGCGCTTAATCGAGACTCTTATGATGGGAATAAAGGAAAAGAAGCCAGAAGCTATTGCAGAAGTTGGTTCACTTGCTGCTGACATTATTTCAGAGCTTTTTCTTAATGGAGATATTACAGCAGCAGAAGCGGCTTTCTATGGCGCTGCTATTCCGAAGGCAATTGCTCTCGCTATATCCACAGGTAGCCCGGAGGCATTTAAGGCACTTGAAGATCTGTTTGCTGGGCTTTGGGCTAGATTGAAAAGAAAGCCATCTGCAACCGAGGGAATAAACATTGGCCCCGGCCCTGAAATAAATGCTGAAAAAACAACAGGCACAGGTGGATCAGATGCTGTTGATGATGCTCGTCAGAATCGTATCGAAGAATACGATGCTCTTGGCGATGCCATAATGGAAGCACTTCGCCGAAGATATAGGGCCGAAGAGGATCTTCAACTTGAATCTATTAACAAGCAAAAAGACGAACTAGAAAAGTGGACTAAGGATCAGATTGAGATTCGCTCTAAGCCATTGCAGGATGAACTTGATGCAATGGACAAGATTGAAACTGATGGTAGGGAAGCTGATATTCGCCGACGTCTTGCACTTGCTTATGATGCACGAGACCGTAAGAAAGTTCAAGATGAACTTGATGCATTCCTTCGTGGTAAGCGTAAAGATGAAATTCGTGATCAACTTGGTATCATTCGTGATCAAGTTGAGGCAGAGGCAAAACTTAAGCGCGAAGCATTAGAGGCTCAGGAAAAAGCAATCCGCGAAAGTTATGAGCGACTTCTTTCTGATGCCAATCTTCAAGCGGAAGCATTGCTACTAATTCAAAGCCATAATCAGCAAGCAATGATTGACTTGATTAAGCAGTTTTATCCCGATTGGAATCATACAGGTCAATCATTAGGTGAACAACTTGTTGATGGACTTCTTTCTAGCGGAATAGAAGATACAATTTCTGGCCTTCTGTCAGGTGTTAACTCAATAATTGATCGCATAAATGTTTTGAACGCCACGCCTGTTGGGGGTGGTGGGGG